TTGATAACCAAAAACGTCATTATCTGCTGAATTACCTCTAGCATATATCTCTTTATTAAGAATAGCTTGTTCACCAAGCGTAGCAAATGCAGGAAAATAAAAGTCATAACGTGTAGACCTTGACCACATACGTGGAAGGCCCTGCTGATATGTTAAGTCAGCACGAACCGACACTAAACCAATAATAACGCCATGCTCTACAAAGCTTTGCGTAAATCCATGACCACTCGCGAGTGACGTGCCCATAGCTGCAAGATTGCCCAAAACTGTAGAACCTCCAGAAAGATTGGTCGCGCTGGTCTGGGCAATAGGATTGATATTAACAATAGTGGAACCGCCACCAAGATACTCAGGACGCTGCAAACGAGCGTCTGGACTAACAACTCCAAAATGAGAGCGAATAATTTCAGTATAACGTGTGCCTCCACGAGCATCCCTTTCGAGTAATTTTTGTATTTGAAACGATTGACGTAATTGATTAATTGTTGCTGAAGTAGCAGCTGACAAATCAGCATATAAACCTGTATTTGTACCAAAACGCGCATTACCTTGAGTTGCGCCTTCACCTGTAAACCAACTACCTACGAAAGAACTAGTATTATTTAAACCTATAGACCATGGTTTATTAGTAATTGTTCCTGTTGAATTATTCCAATCAATTGTTGTTGAGTCTGACTTTACAGGTGCTGTAGTACCTAAAGGCAATGTAACAGAAGCACCTTTTTGTGGCCATGGCAAAGCACTTGTAAAATAATCATGACGCTTACCACGTCTTAACAAAACATAATCTGTATATGTATCTGGTCCGTCATTTTTATGAACGGTCACAGAATTCTGCATATTCTGATCTCTAAACCACTCGTTATAAATTAAATTATAGGCACGAGGCCAAAACGCACATACACTAACAGTATTGCCACTACCTACTTGTCCAACTGTAGGCAATCCCATATAGTCATATAAACCACCCGTAGGGAACCCATTGGCAGGACTTACGATCTGTGGAATGGTATAAGAAATACTATCGCCTGGATCATCCTGCTCTCCCATAAACTTCTGCCAATTATTCCAAATCAAACGATTAGGCACAAAGAAAAAGAAACTATCCAAATGCATATTATCCATAATTGGATATAAAGGCGTAGCAAGACGGGCAAATGCCGTCATCTTTAAATTAAACGTATCGCCCGGTAGTACTTCGTCAACATACACAGGAATCAGATAGCCTGCATCAAAAGTTGTTTTATGAGTCTTTTGTGCTTTGAACTTACTGCGGGGTATATCCGCTTTAGGAATCATTGCAAACTGATGCACATCTACCGAACGATTGCGAAACATACTGTCTCCTTAAGAATTACTTAATTTTTACATCTTTACCACGAACTATTACAGTAGGGTTTTCCCTTAATTGATATCTACCAAGTGAATCATCAAATAAACCTAACTCATACAAATCAAAATCATCTGGATGGTTAAATAACTGATTATCCTTATCTTCACGATTTACTTCATCCGTAAACGATCTAATAGCAACTCCCAATGACTGTAAATACATTGGTCGACCAAACGCTTCAGCTGCCAAATCTTTAACACTAACAATAACAGAAATCATAAATACTCCTAAGCTAAACTACGTTTTAATAAACTTAACCGAGCTTTTGCAATTGTCTCTTTAACAACTAACCTTGCATCGGTATTATCTTCAAAGTTCTTCTTAGCTGAATCTATACGCTTTTGTTGAACTTCTTCCCATTCATATGGGTTCAACTTCTCATATTGCAAGTCATAATACTTAGGAGGCTTAACTTTTTTTCCATTAATAATCACATAATCATGTGGATATACATCAGACTTAAATTTCATAAACCATTCTGCGCCAATACCGCCTGGATCGCCTTTGACTTTAGGCTTTAAACTCATTTTATTATATTCAAGCTTTCGCTTTACAATCTCACCAGTCTCTAAATCAGTAAATATATACTTACCAAATAATGGAGAATCCTCATTATTAATCTTCTTCATAATATATCTAGCAACATATGCACTAGATTCAAAGGTTACATCTCCGATACTCGAAAAGCCATTTGTCCATAATTTTTCAAGCTCTGCGGATCTATAAAGCTTACTACCACTTGAAGTGGTTTTGTGGTACTTTCTATCTGAAAAATCAATTCCGAACAAAATGGCATGGAAGTGAGGTCTATCAAACTTCTCACCATACTCTCCGCACATGTAAAATCTACAGTAACCAAATTTCTTCCTTAGCTTTTTCATAAAAAGCTGAAAATCACGATGATCTAAACTTCTATTACGAGGTAAATGATCATCATCATAAGTTAACGTGATAAAACAATTCTTTTCATGAAGCTGCGCTTCATGCAAACATCGCATAGCCCATTGTCGGCTACGCTCTAAACGACACCCAACACATTGACCGCAAGGCAATGATAACGATCGACTAATGTCGAAATACCGCCTTTCGCTAAAAACAACCTGACCATCAACCGTTTGATATGCCGCTATCGGATGATAGCATGGCAATTACAACCTCCAGCCACCACGCATAGGGTTTAGACGCATATTTGGGGCTTTAGTACGTCTTACGTTCCTTTTAAACTGTCCTGAAGAACGATATTTATTAACAGGTTTTCTACGTAGCATAACTACTCCTTGTGGTCTTTGGTGTCACCTAGCACAGTTACATCAAGTAAGTCACTGTGCTTCGCCGGCCTTCGGCTCGGCGATCGGTGTTTCTGAAGGTTCAGAAATGGGTTTAGCAACTAAGCCAAGCTTAATTGCTTCTTCACGATTTCCCTCATTACTAAGAAAATCGATTAATTCTGCGGGATCGTTATTAAAACGACTCCGCATCTGGGCTGGCAGCTCCATAAAATCATCCTGGGCTGCCAAAACGGCATTAACTGCCGAATGATAGTCCAATACCCCTGTGAAATCCCCATATTGGGGACTTAAAGGCTTACCGGGTAATTCACCGGTTAATCCAAACTGACGGACAATATAATTAATATCCGTCTCATCCTTAAAGTTCTGTTGAGCCAATGTAGGCTCGGGGCATAAAAGCCCAGTCTCATCAGACACTTTATCCGCATCATAATTATACGGAGTTCTTAAAAATGGCAATTTACGTTCTTTCATATTCATAGACCAAGTTTCGCCCCAATAAATTGGTGCGATTAGTTTAACTTCTTACTAAAATCTTCTATATTCTTCATAAGCGGATTAGCACCGCCTGCCGAATTAATAGCACGTTCTAACAACTGTTTCAAATCTCTATACCATGGTGGATCTCCACTTGGTGCAACACCTTTTTCAGCTAAAGAACCTAATGCACTCTGATATCTGGCCTGAGAACCCATATGCTTAATTTGGGCAGATACCAACGGAGTTGTACTCTTGGGATCCAAATTTCTAAGTTCTCTAATATTCTCGGTATCTAATAACGCAGCTTGCGCACCTTCACGTTTAGCAGCTGCTTCCGCTTGTTTACTTGCTGACATACTCTGTAATTCCTGAGCAGCAATTAACCTACGTTGTTGCTCTAATTGATAGTTCTGACTCGCCGAAGATGTAGCTTGCCCTAATGCATTCTGCACCGGAGCCATAGCACCACCTGGCGAACTAGCTCCACTCAATTTCGCGCTTAACATAGGATTAAGACCTGCTGCCATAAGATCAGCAACTTCACGCTGATGAGCAGTATTGCTCATACGCTCTTGAAAATCCATCTGCTTATCAGCTTGATAAGCTGAAGCTTTATTCGTCTGTTGTGCACCAAAATAGCTACCAGCTGCACCGATAACACTGGGAATCATACTAGAAAAATTAAAAGGATTGTTAACAGCATCCGATTGAGCAGTTAAAACTTGTATCGGATTACCAAATCCCCCTTGATCCTGATCCCAATCAGGAATGACAGGGGGCATGCCTGCAGCCATCATACCGACATTAGCAATATCTGAACCGTAGTCGCCTAAAAAATCGCCTACGGAACCAATAATACCATCAAACATTCCACCAAACATATTAAAAATGATCGATCAAGCCAGGTACTGAGTACATCGGCATGGGTCGAGCCATAGTAATATCAAAGAAACTGTCGAATAGGAACTGCTGACCATTAGCAGCAGCCCCCACTGCAACAACACGATCAACTGGTGGAGTCTCTTGAATAAAGGTATTATTCAATGTAGGCAACGAAGTGAACTTCTGAGCCAAATGCCAGGCATCTAACGTACCAGTAGTAGTTGATCTAAATAAACCAGTAATCATAGACGGCTTATAACGGTATTCAGCCCAACGTTCTTGATAACCAAAAACGTCATTATCTGCTGAATTACCTCTTGCATATATCTCTTTATTAAGAATAGCTTGTTCACCAAGCGTAGCAAATGCAGGAAAATAAAAATCATAACGTGTAGACCTTGACCACATACGTGGAAGGCCCTGCTGATATGTTAAATCAGCACGAACCGACACTAAACCAATAATAACGCCATGCTCTACAAAGCTTTGCGTAAATCCATGACCACTCGCGAGTGACGTGCCCATAGCTGCAAGATTGCCCAAAACTGTAGAACCTCCAGAA